GGCGTTCCCTGTACGTGGTTATGCATTTAGTTGTGAGTTTACGAACTCACCAAACTTTGGCGTTACGACGCCTGCTAGTTTCGATCGACGGAGGTATGTAGGGCGTTACGACGCCCTCTTATTTCGACTAGTCAGAGGCTAGTATTTGATTTGCCCGACTGAATGTAACAGTAATAGCAGAAACTGTATTAACGAAATTCTGCTGCCCCCAGTGTCCGCACAACACGAATCACCTGTCCCAAGGTGATATTTTTGTTATGCAATGGAGGAATCTGTAGTGCACAGATGACATTGTATTAATCTCATTTGAGATTAGGTTGACAACCCGGGGTATTTTCCCATCTTATTTGGTATAGCTCGGATATTTATCCTTTGAGCGCCTTATTTGTATGGCATTTACCCACTCTGCTTAAATCAGTACTCTTGAACATGATTCAAACGGAGCATTTTTGGACTTACAAGGTAATAAGAGACCCGAACCCGAGAGCGCGGGGAGGCACAGTACATTCCACTATCCCGAAAGGAAGTGGGGGTCTGTATTCCTGAAGTTATTAGTTAACTCGCCCGAGGCACACGATAATTAGGTTACTATAGGAAGTAATTGATCTATTTGTTTATTGATATGAGAGCAATTAGACACCCTTAACACCGCTGTGTAGTAGCAAGCTTGTAGTTTTCTAGACTAAGAAACAGACTTTTGTCCAACGGATTGGCAGTCCGGCCGACACCTTAGTTAATGTATTCCGTTTGTCTTGTGTACTTGACAAACATTTTTGTGAGAGGAAATAGCGTAGGGAACATCCGCTATTATAATCCCAGAGACCCAGACCCCTGGATGGCTTCAGGTTGGAGCCAGACCCCTGGTGCATTATTGACACATGCATTAGGTATCGTCAGCCATGACATTTTTATCTGCGGAGGGAAACCGCTGTAAGGACTCTCTCATGGCACTGGTACTCGCCACGTACCGATTCCCATTTTTCTTGCTCGCTCTTTTGCTTGAGCTATTGAGAATTGGAAGAAGCTGTTGTATGATTTCCTATTATGCATTATACAGCTTAATTCACGCAGGTTTCAATTATTTGATGACCAGTTTTGTACCCCCAATCCTAGCGATGGGCCTACTGTACTGGTTTGATGATGGTTGGGATCCATTCAGAGCTTCAGTTTTTCGATACGAGTTTTTGATTATGATATCGTACTTGTGGATGCTATTTATTGGTTATCGCCACATGTATGTTGAAGATTCAACAGCTCTTATTCGAGAAGCACGTAAGCTTCGCCAACTTCGGAAGCGTGAAATGAAATCTCGTCGTAGATTAATTAAGAAACGAAGAAAGGCGAAGTATGACCGCTATAAACCGCAAGGTTTGACCAGAATGGCGGCAAATTACGTGAAGCGCGAAGTCACGAACGCTGTTATTGGAAATGAAGAGCGCATTAAGAAGGAGGTAGAATCCCTTCTTCTCTTGCTAGTTTCAGTCCAAGACAGTAAATCGTGGCGCGGCGTTCTAGCTGCTGTTTTATCCTATGTTGGTTCACATTTTGATTCATCATTAAGCTCGATTGTAGTGCAATGCATACAAGATATCTTTGCGATCGATAAAGTCGAATTGTATAAGATTCAAGCTGGTGAAAAGAAGGATGATGAACCCACGAAAGATCCTGATGTGTTAGGTGAAGAAGCCTCATGGCTGAAAACACTAAAACTCATCAACAGCAACTGGAAACTTGCCGTAAACAACGAAGGTTTTGAAAAGATTTCGAAGCTATTATCCTTGCTAATAGGAGCGGGGATGCTCAGTGCTACGTCCATTAACACTGATGTTGCTGGTCTAAAACTTTTCTCAGAACTCACAGTTCCAAAACATGTGAGTGCCTTTGATTTAGCCGATGCTTCTTTGTCCACCGTAACATATTTTGTTGAGGGAGGATATGAGAGCTTTCGCACTGGATCACTGAGACCTTTGTTGTATGGTGAACATGATATGCGTAAATTTGACAATGACTATCTAAAATGTCGAAAATACGCTGATTATGCTCGCCCTGGAAATCTTGCAATGTTGTCTATTGATGAGAACGATTTGGAGAAGCTCTTTGAAGACACTATCGATCTCGGTAAGCGTCTTACGAAGACAGTAAAAAGTTCTTTGATTAAGAAACAATTGCAGGATAGAATGATCAAACTTCAAGATTTGCAAGGGACATTCCGTCAATATCGACAATCAGGAGGTATTCGTGAGAAACCATACTGTATTGGTATTTATGGGAAGTCGAGTGTAGGTAAATCAACTATTGGTCCTTTACTAATGGTAGGAAGTTTGGTCTACAACGGATTCCGTGCAGATGAAATCTATGATTGTGTTAAATGAACATGACAAGTACATGTCGAATTACAAATCATCAATCATGGGAGTTTTCTTGGACGATGTTGGCAACACAAAAGCCGACTTCGTGGAAACTGCTCCTACTGTACGGATTCTGGAATTGGTCAATAATGTTAAGATGTATGCTAATATGGCTGAAGCTGAACTCAAGGGTAAAGTTTCAATCCAGCCTAAAGTTGTCGTCTGCACTACGAATGTCAAAGATTTCTGTGCTCATACCTATTCAAATGAACCAGTATCTATCGCAAGACGTGCAAACATTATTTTGACCGCGACCGTGAAACCCCAATTTGCCGAGAACAACATGCTTTGTACTCGTTTGGTTGAGGATTATTACGGCAAGGACTCTATCCCGGACGTTCCAGACTTGTGGCATTTCCATGTCGAGAAGGCTTATCCCATTGTTAGCAAAACTAAGGGAAAGCATGACGACATAGGATGGAAGACACTCGTTTGGAATGGCATTCATATGAAGGATGTCGACATTTTTACAGTGATGAAATTTGTAAATGCCGATTCCAAGAGACATTTCGAGGAGCAAAAACGAATTGTCTCGAACAACAGCAATTTGGATAAGAAGATGGCATTCTGTTCAGGATGTAAATCTCACAAATCCATTTGCATGTGTGAAGAAGAGGACCATGTTGTCACATACGTGGATTCTCCTCAGGCTTCCGTTGCAAAAGCTGCTGCTCGCTTCAAGAAGAATGCAATCAAGTCTACACGAGACCTGATTCCGGGCACACCGATGTATGACAATCAAGCAGGTGAATATATCCGAGGCAAGATTACGGAATTTGTTAATGCATATTCTAATAATTATACCTGGGATCACATGCTTGCACGTTTGGAACACTTTTCCCATCCCATTTTGCAGCCTATTGCGAACTGGACACCAGCACGATTTTTCGATAACTGGTACATTCGCAACTTTTATGCTTATTGGTATGGATATTTTCCAGACTATGCTGTCTATGTTGGATTTTTAACTGCCGTTTCCTGTGGTGTTGTTGTTGGTGCCTTTCTACCAGCACAACTTGTATCTGTATTCTATGTTTGTGCAGTATTCTGTCTTGTCTATGCATACTTATGGATGGTCGAGTACAATCTGCTGATACAGACTGTTAGAGATACAACACTGGGGGAACGACTTCATCGTATTGAGATGTCTACCAAGATCAAGTACGTTCTTGCGGGAAGTGCTTATTGGCGACAGCATATTTGATGAGTCGCAGTTATAAATCCGCCAAATCGGTGTTTGGTGCCCAAGGTATGATGCATCCCACTCAACAGGAGATTGATGAGAGAGATGCTAATGATATCACGGATAAAATTAAGGAAGAAATGAACTGGGCAAACCTCTACATCAGTCCTGTCCCTGTCTCTCACAAGAGTAGGACTACGACATATGCTGATTTAAAGAGGATGGTTCAAGGAAACCTTACTTTTATGGGTACCACAGTAGATGGAAAGTTTTATGGAACAGATGCCTTCTTTATCTGTTCTAATATAATGATGATGCCAAAACATGCTTGGATGAAAGACGAAATGTTATGCGACTTTACTAGACACGATCGCAAGTCGATTGGTGGTAACTTTAAGAGTTATGTTTCTCGCAAACATTCTGTTGACATTCCTGGCATGGATGCTTCGTTGGTATGGATTGCCAATGGAGGATCTTGGCGTGATCTTCGTGATTTCTTTCCACAAGTTATGCCCACTGGAAAGCACAATGCTGCTGAATTGATTTGGAAAGATGATTTGGGTGTTATTAAATCGTCTCCAACTGCAATTAAGCATTGTGAAGCAAGAAATGGTTTTATGAGTTTCCCTGGTGGTTACTACACGCTTAATTTTAACACTTGTGTTGGAATGTGTATGTCACCTCTTATCAGTGAGACTAAATCACCATATTTTGCAGCTTTCCACTTAGGTGGTATTGAGGGTACCCCTAAGGGTTGTGGTGGCACTATTTTGCGTAATGATATCGATTCCGCCATTGCTAAACTTTCTGCTCTACCGTCTGTCCTAATTTCAGCCAGTGCTGGAACTATGGAAACGGAGAAGTATGGAGTTCAGTTTATGACATCAAACGAGATTCATGAAAAGTCCCCACTACGACGTCTGCCCATCCTCGAAGGTAAGACCCCAAACATTGAAGTTTTTGGAACATGTCTTGGAAGAGTATCCTACTATTCGGATGTAGTTACTTCTTGCATTTCAGAACATGTTGAAGCTGTTTGTGGTGTTGCCAACAAATGGGGACCTCCCAAATTCCGTAAGGGAGATCCCTGGCATGCCTCATTGCAACACTCTTGTCAACCATCTCATGGTATTGAGGGATCTTTGCTCGCTCGAGCTTGTGAAGATTACCTTGAACCTTTTGAGAAATTGTTGTCAGAGTATCATGCATTGAGGCATGGCACACGCCCTTTGACTAAGATGGAGACTGTCTGCGGAATTGATGGAAAGAAATTCGTAGACAAGATGCCTCCTAACACGTCCGTTGGTTACCCTTTATCAGGTCCGAAGCGAGCCCATTTAACGTATTTGGATCCAGAGATGTTTGAGGGATTTAATTGCCCTGCTGAACTGGATGATATGTTTTGGGAAGAGTTTGACAAAGCTGAACAGTGTTACGCTAATGGCGAGCGCTATTACCCAGCTTTCAAAGCTTGTTTGAAGGACGAACCAACCAAATTGTCAAAGGATAAGGTGCGTGTGTTTCAGGCTGCTCCTATTGTGTTGCAAATGATGACTCGTAAGTATTTCTTGCCTATTGCCAGAATTCTTTCATTGTTTCCCGCACTATCGGAGTGTGCTGTCGGTGTTAATTGTCAAGGACCTGACTGGGGTCATTTGTCAGAACATATGCGAAAGCACGGAAAGGATAGGATCCTTGCCGGAGATTATTCAAAATATGATTTGCGAATGCCTGCTCAGGTGATGTTTTCCGCATTCCGTATTCTCATCGAGATTGCTAAGATTTGCGGTTATTCTGACCGAGACATTACAATTATGACTGGAATTGCTACTGACATTTGCTATCCTGTGATGGCCTACAATGGTGACTTGATTCAACACATTGGATCTAATCCTTCGGGACAAAATCTAACTGTGTACATCAATTCAGTAGTTAACTCTCTTCTCTTCCGCAGTGCCTTTTATAACTTGCGAGGAGTGGAAAGTACCATTAAATTCCGTGATATTTGTGCCTTGATGACTTATGGTGATGATGTCAAGGGTTCAGTGAAGAAAGGCAATGATGATTTTAACCATTTGTATTGTGCTGATTTCTTTAAGAAGCACGACATGGTTTTCACAATGCCAGACAAAGAATCCACGCCCACTGCATTCATGCGTGATGTAGATGCAGACTTTCTGAAAAGGAAGAATGTATTTTGTGTACATACCGGATGTATCATGGGAGCGTTGGATGAAGAGTCTATCTTTAAGAGCTTGCATTCAAATCTAAAGTCTAAGGCTAACACCAAGGAAAAATTGGCTGCCGACAATATCGATGGTGCCCTTCGAGAATGGTTCAACCATGGAGAAGGAATCTATGAGAAGCGTCGTCAGCAAATGCGTGAGGTTGCCGACAGGGCCGGAATCTCACATATGTGTACCATGCTGGATCAAACTTACTTTGATCGTGTTGAACATTGGAAAGACCGTTATATTCGTGGAATTGACCACGATGAAGACCCGATTCCCGATCAGGATGAGTACACAAACCAAGCAGGTGAATACGTACCACAAGAATGTTTTGTTGAGAATGTGGTGCCAATTATTGATGCGGATGGGAATGTCGTTGATTCCTTCCAAATCATCAACTGCGGTGATCCAGGTTACATGAAGTTTTTCGTATTCTGTGTTTTATGTATTGTATTTTGTGTATATATTTACAAACTTCTCAGAGAACCTGATTACCGCCCGCAGACTGGAGCCTATCGAAGAGGGGCAATTTCACCTCCCCCATTTCTTCTTCCATGGTCTGTTTATAATCTCATGCAATTGGTCCATGATGGTGTTATCGACTTCAGTGCTGAAGACATTGATGATTACGTATCAGATATGTCAGAACACGAATTCGTATGCCGTTATATATCACGACGCATTGAAATTGTAGATGGAATTTATGCTCCAGCTGCCTAAGATTGGGCATCTTTATGCATCCCTCTGAGTGGACCTATCCGCTCATGATTATAAAAATAGGTGTGTGTATATGGATACCGTAGTGTATATATAGTCGTCTGCCGCGAACTTAGAATGTATATTATAGGCTTTGCACATATAGGCCGGTCCTCGAGCCGAACCCCTATTTAGGGGAGGAGTTAGCCGCTCCGACAATCGCCGCAGACTGTCATTTTGGTTGATCCACCATTGTGACTTGTATATAAAGGATTACTTCACGTTTTAATGTACAAATAAATGAAAATAATTTAGAACAAAAACACGAGGTCGTCACATTCGCCGATCAGCAAGCTGATTGGTCATACAATGTGGGATCTGAACCAGATGCCACGTTTAAGACGGCCGACACCACTGACGACCACTTGGAGAATTTCTTCTCCCGTCCAATTAAAATTCAGTCTTTTGACTGGGGTACAGGTACCACTTTGTATGAGACCTTTAACCCCTGGCAGGATTTCTTTGAGAATCCAAGAGTGATAAATCGGATAACCAATTTCAACTTGTTGAGATGCAAATTGCATGTCAAATTTATGTTGAATGGTAACGGGTTCCACTATGGGCGAGCAATCGCATCATATGTTCCCCTACACACTTTCGATGAATTCACCAAAGACCGAGCCTTCTATCAAGAGGACGTAGTGGCCGCCAGCCAAAGACCCCATGTATATCTTGATCCAACGAAATCGCAAGGAGGCGAATTGACCTTGCCTTTCGTTTGGGAAGCTAATGCGTTGAGCATCCCGGATCAACATTGGAGGGACATGGGCCAGATGATAATACATAACATGCAAAATTTAAAGCATGCTAACGGAGCGTCGGACTCTGTGACTGTGAGTGTATTCGCTTGGGCAACAGATGTTTCCCTTTCGGTACCCACTTCGAATGAGCCGGCGTCTCTCCTTCCACAAGCAGGTGAGTACAGGCCGCAAGCTGACGAGTATGGACAAGGAATTGTTTCCAAACCCGCCAGTATTGTTGCTCGTGCAGCGGGAGCCTTGGCGAATGCACCAGGAATTGGTTTATACGCTAAGGCAACACAAATCGCAGCATCAGCTGTTGCGTCAATAGCCAAGACATTTGGTTATTCACGCCCGGCTGTAGTTACGGATATAGTTCCCTATCGTCCCACTTTTATGGGGAACTTAGCCAATACTAATATGCCCGATTCATGCACTAAGCTCACATTAGACGCAAAACAAGAATTGACGTGTGATACACGGACTTTCGGACTGGATGGCACGGATGAGATGACAATCAAATCTATTGCCCAGCGAGAAAGTTACCTTACTCAATTCGGCTGGCAAGTTGCTGATAGCACCGAGACACTACTGTGGAATACAGAAGTGTCACCTGTTATTTGGAGCGAGTTGTCAGTTGATGGTAGGAAGGAGTTTCACATGCCAGCCTGCTGCTTTGCTGCGTTGCCGTTTAAACATTGGCGAGGAACCATGAAGTTCCGTTTTCAGATAGTCGCCTCCTCCTTTCACAAGGGGAGATTGAAAATCGTTTACGATCCTTCATTTGCCTTATCCAATGAATATAACACAAATTACACGCACATCATTGATTTAGCCAAGGAGCGAGACTTTACCGTTGAGGTAGGTTGGGGCCAGCAATTCTCATTCTTGCAACATGCAAATATGAGTATGAATGGCGGACCAATCTATCGTGATACAAAGATTGGCTGGGCACCACGCATATCTGCGAATGGTATCCTAGCCGTCTATGTTGTCAACGAGCTTACTGTCCCTAATTCCACTGTTAACAATGATATTGCCGTAAACGTGTTTGTTTCGGCCGGAGAAGATTTTGAGGTAGCCAATCCACATGATTCTGATATTCAGAATTTGTCTTGGTTTGCCCCACAAGCTGGCGAGTACACACCCCAATCGGGAGAGGTGTCTCAACCAGATGCGGATCTTACTCCAGAAGAGTCAGCCCCAATGAAGCCTGAACCCACGGAAACGTTGGGTCCAGAACTGACATCAGCGGATCATACGCTTGATGTATTCTTTGGAGATCCCATTGTGTCTTTTAGACAATGCTTGAAGCGATATAACTATTTACATTCGCTCGCATTTCTAGACACCACCGGATTTAACATATGGGTACTCAGCGATTTTCCGATGTATCGAGGTTTTGCTCCAGGAGCTGAACACAAAGCAAAATCACCCGTCGATCCCACCCCCTACAACTATGCCAAGATGACGCTGTTGAACTACGTTACACCAGCGTTTACTTGCCGAAGGGGTGGAATGCGATGGAAATACATGTACAATGGAAATGCCTCTAATGGCGCCAATACAATTGGGTATATGGGCGTTGAGAGGGATCCTTCCACTGGATTTGTATATCGCCAGTCCAATGTGCCGGCTTTACCGATAAGTACTTCTACTGTTTCGGAAAGGGTAGCTAATGAACTTTCGACCGGCGGATCTGGATGGCCCGGGTTACATGTAACCCCCGTCAAACAGAATGCCGTTTTGGAAGTCGAGATACCCTTCTATTCAGAAGAACGTTTTCTTCCGGGAAAGAAGGCCAATGTCACTGGCACGGGCAGCAGAAATTTCTTTCACGATCTGACTTGTTACATTGATGCGCGAGGCGCAGCTGATGCCGCATCAATTCGAGCTTATTGTAGCGTCGCTGAAGATTTTACCCTCGGGTTCTTCACTGGCGCACCCGTTGCATATATGCAACAAAATCCGGCACCTAGTGCCACTTAAAATCCACACGGTGGCCGTGTGGTAGGTATGCAATTAGACAATTGAGTCTTCTAATGCGATAACCTTCGAGCTGAACGCTCTAGAAAACTATGACCTTGGTTTTCAACCCATTTGGAGCGTTCATCGCTCCCTATGGGCACAATTTTCCCAAGGCCACAAGTTTCTACAGTTGTACTACTCGAAAATTCGAGAGAGAAGAGTTTACTAAAGGTTTTAACATCTTTTATCCTAGCCCACTCTCTTCTCAAGGTCACTAGCGC